CTCCCAATAGCGGCGGAGTCGTGAGCTCACTTACGGGCCCATTACGGGAGATGACTGTGTTGATGTTTTCGTATAATGTTTATATTTTCCCAACATTGGAGATAGTCTATAGTTCAGAAAGCACGACACGGGACAGTGTGATGGTGCCGGATCCTGTCCAACCGAAGGTCACTGTGGGAGTGACGGCCGGATCTGTGATGGTGACCGCGTACGCTACATCTACAAGATTACCACCCGAAAGGTTGTTAAAATTGGTGATGTTGGTGCCGATCGGCACGATGGCACAATTGGCAGCCGTGATTGTCGGCAATCCGACAGCCAGCGAGGAACCACCAATGTATGCGGTCATGAGGTACTTGCCAATATAACCCTTGGGGAACGTGATGACGGACCCAAGCATCGTTGCTGGCAAGTTGCCCGAGAACGAGGCGGTGGAGGAGCCAAACACACTACTCGGAAGAGAGGGTGAAATAGCCACTGCATCGCCACTGTACACGGATGCGGTCACGTTGGAGGCGACGAGCGGCTTGCGCAGCTCAACCTCGTACGTGATCCACAAATCACCGATCACATTACCGTTGGTTTGACAACCGGACACGGCCAGGTGGGTCTGACCAAGGTCGTATAGCAATGTGCTCTCACCCACTGGGATTGCCGACGATCGAACGTACTGGACGTTGAAAGGGTTTTCCTTGGGGTCGCACTCGATGGGATGCGCCATGGTGTCAGACGGCACAACCTCATTGCTACAATACTCATTCAACATTTCAACCTTGCTGGTGGGTGGCACGTCGGTAGCCCGGTAAGAGGTTTGCAACATGACAGTTCCGAGTGCGGCATTGGTGGAAGAGACTGCAGAGCCAGACGAAGGGATGTAGTGAAACACTGCACCCCGAATCGTGTACTCCTGAAATCTCGCAGCGATACCAGACAACCACGGGAACGTTTGTTGGACACCAGGGTTCAAGGGGTAGGACTGCTGCACATTGTACGCAACCGAACTCCGAACCTCACCGAGGTATTCTTTGTGCCGAACGATGATGGACTGCGAGTCGTTGTGCATCGCAGGAATGCTCCTAGAAGCACTCAAGTTGCGTTGCACCACGCTGTTGGCACCGACTGAGTAGTCGCCGGCGCCCAACCACTTACTAAGTGCGCCTGCCAGGGAGGAACCAACCACTCCCCCAGCTGCTGGCACGCCCAGCATCGCTCCACCAGCTGAGCCTAAAGTTGACCCCATAAGCCGGATGAGCTTCCCTACGTCACTAGTCTGAGACGCCCTGCGTTTGGGCATGGGCGTCGGACGTGTGCGCTTTTTCTTTACTACAATTTTCGCCATTTTCTTGTTTCGTTTGTATCCTAGGCCCACTCGAATTGTGGGTTAACTTGCCGATTAATTACAGGTGCCGAAGGAACGGTAAGGGCGCGGTTTCCACGCAGCCTACTCTCACCTCACCGTCCCAGTCCCCAATCTCCATCCTGTCGAAGTACTCCTCCAAGGCGATCTGGTAGTCCGGAGTGACCCCAAAAGCGCGATAAAAGGAAGCTCGAGCGTCATCGGTGATCTCTCCCACCCGATCAGACGCCCGCTCCAACATGCTGGTGTTGCGAAAGATGTGTTCCTTGAACCTCTTGCTGGCGCTAACGCCACTGCGCCGGAACGCACGATAAAAGCTCTGAAGGACAGGACAACCAGGCACCGTAGCCATCCCACACTCACCGACAGCGCCTAGCCACTTCTTCCAGACCTTAGCATTTTGGATTGGGACCAAACACATGGGGTCTTTCTTGAGACATGTGCGCACGTTTCGAACCATATGCCAGCCGCTGCCCAAGTTGACAGGCCGTGATTGGCAGAACTCGATCTGCTCAAACACGTCGACTGGCGGCTCTACCACCATGCGAAATCCACGCTCAGCAAAGAAACCTGGCACTCTTCCGATAACTCGGTCGAGGTCACGTCTTTCGACTATCAACACACAATCGTCACCATTGTTGCTGAGTTCCGCAAGCACTTGCAATTCCGCACACATGGCCCAAATGAGGGCACACATGATAATGCAATTTCCAAGCGCGGTGTTCAGGTCGCCGGAGCATCGGGTGGCCAAGATCAAGAACTTAACCAACCCGTCGCTACAATACGCCGTACCCGAATTTACCAGCTGCAGCAGCAGCAACTGAGCTAACTCTTGCACTCCAAACACACCGTTGTAGAATGAGTGTTCATACCTCAATCCATTCAACCCGACGTGCATGTCATATTTCTGAGCATCCAACCCAATTGCCACCGGATCCTCAAACAAGTCCCACTTGCTCTTGAGTACATCCGCAGCCTCACGGGAATTCAATCCCTTAATGACGGTGTGTGCCGTCCTGCCTCCCCACACCTTGTTGATAGCGGCGTAGATCGGCTTCTCCAGTTTTTTCAGATACTTCCCCAGGACAAGGTTGTATCTAGGGCTCCGCGGATTAATAATACGCGGCGCCTTCGACAAGTTCTGTTTTTCAAATTTAGTAAACGG